GTCGGTCAGAAACACGGGCCTTACTGGCGTGCCCTCAAACCAATCGGCACCGCATGATTCGCGAAACGGTCCTTCGAAGAAGGATTTTTCGTGATTCACGCTAAAACCGCATAGGTTGAGAAAGGTTACGACTCGATCTGATAAGCTCTTTCTAACGACTAAATCGTCGCCGAAAACAGCAAAATCAGCTGAGTTGAAACCTCCTTGGGTCGCTCTCGTCACACCGTAAATTACGGCAGTGAAGATCGCTGACTCAAGCGCGAAGGTATAACCATTACCCATAGACGAGATCTTCTCGTAAGAGAGATTTTCGCCATCCAACTCGCCACTTGGCGAACGGATTTCCATGAGGTAGTTATACCACTGAACTGGTAACAGCTGGTAACAGACGCTAGTTGAAATAGAGTCTGATGCCGCTGCCAAGTCGAGGGTCACAAAAGGATCCTCGGCTCTCCAATTTTTGGAGCCGTCATGTGCAAGTCTCTGGTTCTTCGTTTGGTCATCAAGGTCTACACCCCACCGTTTTAAACGGCGACGGATGTAGCCATCAACTCCCAATTGAAGATAGAGATTCATACATGGTTCAATCGCGATAGAACGGTCAGTTTGACTGTTCTTTGGCACGAAAGTGATTCGGTTGCCCGGAACGACGTGAAACACGTTGGACCAGAAGAATTCTTGATTGATGATTTCATGTTTAGGGATATTGAAACGTTCCCTAAAATCATCTTCAAGCGCTCCTAACCAACGTTCGTCGTCCACAATGGACAACTGGGCTAATCGGAGGGCATCCTTAGTACACGAGTAAGGCCAGTTACTGTACTTATCGTACAGACTAACACGGCGCTTCTTAGTGTCCAGGTTTGCCCCCGGTCCATGACGTGACCAAAACGTCAGCTCTGTACGACTCGGGAGATCAAACCCGAGAAGCCTTTCAAGAAACACTCTAGCGTACGTGTACGCATCGAGTGCCCACCCCTCTTCCAGCATTGCGAGCGTCTTAAAACCATCACGGTTGAAAGATTGGCAAACAAGCTCAGCTGCTAAGAATTTCTCTTTAGCAGTCTGTCGGCGACTAGACTTATCGCCGGGGAATTGGAATTTCTTGATAAGGGATGCAATCTGGTACTTGGCAAACATTGGAGTTTGTTGCGTACCTCCGGAGGTAGTACTCTGTGGCCCCCATGCCTCGGAAAGTGCGAGATAAGCCCCATAATCGCGTTTACGGATTATGGTCTTAATCTCTTTTATGTCACTTTCTGTGAGGAGATCGCTAAGGTCATCGACAACTTTGTCGAGCACCTTCCACGGATAATCCGTGGGAACATGCACCTTCAGCTTCCGCTGAAGGTCGGTTTTGCGTGACGATGAGCTATATTTCATAGCCAATCCTTTCATGAATAGCTGTTAGTTCCAGCCTGTAAGATCTCCGATTCTGGCGACTAAGTCGACAAGAGCGGATACGAACAGTACGATCGTCTCCTTGAGATAATCGACCATGGTAATTAAAC